TTGCCGCAAAAGGGAGCGTTATTCTTCCTTGTGTAGTTGGTGATATTATAAGAATTAGAGTAACCAGTGGACTTGCTCGTACTGGTTCCGTTGCCGAGTTTTCTTCTTTTGGCGGGTTTATGATTGGATAAAATAAAATATTTACATATACTATATGGATTATAGTATAATATTAGGAAAGTATTACCTTAATTATTCGTGGAGTTGCGGTGAAAATTACGAATCACTTGAATGGTATGATGAGACCTTAGCTAAACCAACGCAAGAACATTTAGAAAGTTTATGGAATGATGTTTTGAAAGATAATATGCGTGGAGAGAGAAATCAATTATTGAAAGATTGTGATTGTACGGTATTACCAGATTATCCAAGTACAAATAAAGAAGCTTGGTTAGCCTACAGGAGAGAGCTTAGAAACTTACCCGAAACTTGGAGCGAAAGCAATCCAGCATTTCCAACCCCACCAATTTAGTAATAAAATTGATTTAAATAATTGATTTTATTAGAATACAATAGAATGGGACGCAGACAAAATTTTGCTAAGTCTGTTATCTACCATATTAGACATATGGAAAGCAACGAGGTGGTTTATGTGGGTTCCACTACTAATTTCTCTCAAAGAAAGGGAAAGCATAAATATGATTGCAACAACGAAGAAGGGAAACATTTTACATACCCTATTTATTGTCATATTAGAGATAATGGTGGTTTTAATTGCTTTGAAGTAATACCTATAAAGTCTTTAAAATTAGAGAATAAAACAGAATTATTAATTGCCGAACAAGAAGAAATAGATAAACACCGCACTTTAGTAAATAGTAGAAAAGCGCATATGACTATTGAAGACCGTAAAGAATATGATAAACAATATGATAAACAATATTATCAAGAAAATAAGGAAAATAAAACACTATATTATCAAGAACATAAGGAAATTATCAAAGAAGAACGCAAAGAATATTATCAAGAAAATAAGGAGAATATAAATGAAAAACAAAAGCAACCAGTTAAGTGTCCTATTTGTAATTCTACCGTAATACGAGTTAATTTAAAAAGGCATCAACGCACCAAAAAATGCCAAGAAAATAAGGAAAATATAAATGAAAGTATTAAGTGTCCTATTTGTAATTCTACAGTAACACGAGGTAGTTTAAAAAGGCATCAACGCACCAAAAAATGCCAAGAATATCTTAACGAATAAAATATACACTAATATAAATGACAATTATCCTTTTGATATACAACGATCAAGATTGTCGTTTATTAAATGCTATTTGGCTCTATGATAATTTTACTGATGTTATAAAAGACAGCAAAGGACTTATTAAATATGGTGATATAAATAAAAAAAAACGTGTCTATAAGACGTCCAAATCTTTTTTTCGTGTATTAAAAATTAGCAACGAAGATAAAAAAAAGTATTTTAAATAAAATCTAGTACTATAGTATATGCCATCCAAGTATCTGTTTTTAGAAAATGCTAACCGCAATTTAAGTGTTTGGAATAATATACCAACATTGTCGCAGTCTTCTCGTGAATGCTATATAAGTACGTCTTCCGTTAAGTTGATTTTTGATGATGTTCCTCTCTTTTATGCTGTGAAACTTAAAATAGATTTGCCAGTCATTAACTATGTATCGTCATCCAATAGTATGCCCGTGATTGCTATGTTATCACAGGGCACGAATAACATTACTTCGTCGGGAACAACAGAAAATAAAGTATTTGAACTTATCCACGCCGACCAGATACAGTTATTTAGTAATGATAATCTTAAACGTGCAAAATTTGTATTGGAAGACGAATATGGTACGGAGATCGTATTAGATGCTAATGATAAATTAGATATTATGCTAAAAATCGATTACGTGGACCAGCGAGCAGTCACGAATAAATATATTAGCGAAATACCTATGAGGCTATAGTTAGCATCTTATATTATCTTATATTATCCTTTATAATTCATCTATCCTATTTTTCAGTTCTACTTCACCGGATTCAATAGAAGTATCACTACTGGACGGGGGATAGTTGCCTTCATTAATGGATTGAATATTGTTAAAATACTTTTGCTCTTGTTTCATAATAGATATGAGATTTTTATGGGATTGAATCAAGAATTTCTTACGAATATCTGGATATAAACTAATTTCTAATTTCTCTAGGGAGCCGTTGTATTCCTTCATTAAATTAGTAGTGACATCGTCTTCATTTCTTGCATTCGTTAGCGTGTGCGTTAATAAGGATTGACTTTGTAATAATATTTCCATTTGACTAGGAAAGTTTTTGAATTTAATTAAAGCGGATATACAAGCAATAATAGAGGACAAAGCAATAGGCACTAAGTCCACGACGTTGCTGTTCCAACCCATTCTTAACTTGATGGATTCAAACATGCCAGTCATTAAAGAAGTTACTATGACGGCTTTGTTCCAATTATCGCTTTCTATTTTGAGATTTTCGTGGGCTAAGGATAGGGCATCTCTTCTACTTCGTAGATCGTTGATGATCATAGAGAGAGAGTGTTGTTCCATAACATATACAAATAAAAAATTGTATATGATATTATTGTTTAGGGGGAGGATCGCCGATGGTTCTGTGGAGGGTTGTGGAGGGTTTGTTTTCAACCCTCCACACTAGAAGAATACACATACGGTTACAGTTCCTCTATTCTCTTACCTATTACCTACTACTTTTATCTATTAGTAAGAATAGAATAAGAGGATAAGTAAAGTGTGGAGGGTGTGGAGGGTGTGGAGGGTTTTAAGCAAGTCGGAAACCAAAATGAAAATATTTTTATCACAGAGAGTATAAAGAGTTGAAACCAACCCTCCACCCTCCACACCCTCCACCAAAGTATTGTTTAAACATCGTGATACCCTTTAGTAATCAAGTATTGTTTTAATACAGCATAATCAATAACAATTATATTACCACCCCTTAATTTTTGCTTTGTGATACCCTCATAGGAAACAATTTCACGGCCGTATTTTGTGATCGTGTATTCCATTTTGGTAAATCCATTTTCACCTAACCAATAATTAAACTCTTTGAATAATTCATTAGACGGTAACCTAGTCAGATCCTGTACGTCTTGTCCTCCAACACTATTAAACGAAGCCAAGTTTTCATATTCTAAAAGTTTACTTTCCAAAAACAATGCCATTGGTGGAATAGTCATACTTTGGATGTCCTTGTATGCTTTGGTAATTACTCGGTCATTTGTACTATCCCATGAACTCAAATCCCTTTTCATAAGCATATCGTAAATGGCACGGGCATTTGTGTCGTCTTTTAAAAACGAGTTTAGTTTCTTGAAATATTCAGTATTATTTCTAACCTTTTCACTACACTGCATCAATTGAAATCTACGGTCGCTTGTTTCAATCTTAACTGGTGTAAGTCCATTGCTAAACAGGATGCCTCTACCACAATTACGGATGGTTACAGGGTCGCACCCCTTTCTTTCCCATTGCAAGTCCTCTGCAGTAATCATATTTTTAATTGCTTCGCTATTAGCAAAACCGTCTTTTCCTTGTACTTCATCTATAATTAGCAACAATTTATTGTGGTTCATATTAAACTTACCAATAAGTTTCTCCATGTTGTCCGTTTGCAGATACAAATCAGTTCCCAAGACAGATTTTGCAAAGTTCTCAAAGAATATATTTTTACCTACACCTTGACTGGATACGAAAACAAGTGCAACTCTTGGCAAAGTTCCAGGAAATTGAACGAGATGTGCCAAATAATTTAATACATATTCAGTTGCTCTCTCTTCTTCACCACATAGAATATGTAGATGTGAATGAAACAAAGAAATATCAATATTATCTGCAACTGGAGGCAAACTTTCTGCACGAAGACCAAAATACATATTAAATGTGCTTTCTTCACATACAAGTGGTGGTGGTAGGAAATCAACGTTTTCAAAGGTTCGGATATCTTCTCTTAACCGCCACTCATTTGTATATGCGACTGACTTAGGTCCATTATCGCTGGGTTTGATAACAGAAACATTTTCGTATTGTATACCTATGTCTTTTGGAGTCATAAGATGTGCTTTCTTGTTGCTTAACCGTAAAAACGCAGGTGGTTGTATAATTTTTGCGTGATATTGTTCAAAATATTTTGTTTTAATATTCATCTCATCAAAATATCTTTTCCAAAGTAGCCCATCTGCAGTCGTTTTTAATTGTTCTTCTGCTTTCTTTTTCTCTTTTGCATTCAGTTTCTCAACTGCTTCAATCTCTTCATCCGTTGCTTTTTTAATCACAACATCGGATTTTAATGCAATTAATTTTTGAATATCCATCGTATCTGTTGAAAATATTTTAACAGTCATCTTCTTATATTCCGTAGGATTAGATAAATTAGCATAATAACGGATCGTGCCTTCACCAGCAGTAATTTCTTCTACAAAGTATTGATCCCAAGCACTATCAAATCCACTTTCCGTATAACGATCACTTTTCATAGACCACGAATTAGTTTCTTCTTCCGTAAAACCACATTTCTTCATAGCATAAACGATTTTTAACCAATCATCTCTATTGTCGCAATATTTCATATGAATCAGATCCACTAACTTCTTGAGCAACGCTTTGTCGCCACTTGATTCTTGTTTATTATTTTCAGTTTTCGTTTTTGTTGTGAATTTGTCCATAATAAAACATTTCTCAAATTGTTCTGCGTGGATATGACATGGAAATTCACCCGTCCAAGTTTTCCCTACACGCTCAAATACTTTCTCGCCCAAATAATCAATTTCGCACAGATTACTGCAATTCACAACATTTTTACGATACGCATCAGGTTTTCCCTTAGGGAATTCAACCCAAACATGGTA